GCCTTGCAGCTTTGGAAAGTCTTAATTCTCCGTTTATATCCCGTACACGTCGGAACAACTTGTTAGGGTCTACAAGATATTGCTGAATTGATTTTGCTAATTGTTGAGCTGATTGACCGTTATTTATACCAACTTCCAAAGCCATTTCCAACTCATGTTTAAATTGTTGGGTATTCTTCCAAATCCTGTCAGATAATCCTAATCCACCAACTTTCCTATCAAAGAAAGCCTTTCTGGCTGTATCTGTACCGGACAAATATTTGTTTTTAAATTGGGCTGGCAGTTCAGCCAGTGATTTTCCGAAAGCTATTTTTGCTACCTCGTTATTCTTCTCAACTGCCAAATCCCATTGACTATTTATACCTGAAACCGTGATTTGAGAAACATTTGAATACAGCCCTTCTAATAGGTTATTTATTTGCTTATTAATATTATCATTATTTTTGAAAAAAAACGCGTTACCGGCGTTTAAATCGGCTTTACTTCCCATTTTAGACACCACTTTGATAACCTGCAAATATTTTTGCCTGATTTGCTGTAAATATTTTTCTACAGCTTTAGCATGTTTCTTGTTATAATCACTTTCGAGGCTCATTATATACCCTGATTAGCATTCATACTGTTTCCTGCTTCAATTGTCTCTACTTCCTGGTCTACGTTGTCAGCCTCACCCAGCAATGTAACTTTTGTATGTAATGACATTGCATCTCCTGCCAAACTCACGTATTCTGCTGTCTCTTTTTTCGATTTGATGGAATAAGGATTAATTTTTGCCCTCATTGAAATTAAATCTAATGCACTGGCAAGGCTTGGGAACATTACTTTTGCAAATGCTTTTACAATCAAAAATTCTTTATAAAAGAAACGAGACCATTCCCCACCTAAATCTAATGCTTTAGCTTTTACATCTGAAAACAATAATTCCTTATTCTCTGCGCTGGTATTAGAATTGATAAGATTTGCAAAAGATATATCCGGCATCTGTACTTGTTCAAAGAATGCATTTCTAAGTATCTGGTATTGGTCTTTTACAGCTGTCCCAGCCCCTGGCCATGTTACATCTGCCATTGTGCCCCCTTTACCAACTGTTATAATTTTCCTGGAATCATTTGATTTTTCTTCTGTTACAGCTCTTGAAGCACCGGCAGTATCTCCATAATCTAATACAAATGTAGGAGCGGCGTTCTTTTTAATATATAGTCCCTGAAATGAAATCAGTTCTTCAATCTGTTCAACTATGTTTGTACCAGCAGTGCCTCCCCAAACAGGCTCTTTTGAGGTTAAATGAAGTGCTGGAAAACAAGCCAAAGCACGATTACTTAATAACGAATCTAATGTCCATTGTTCCAGTTTATCATATTTCAAGTACTGGGGTGGATTAGTATTTGCATAAACATCAACATGTTCTTTGCTTGCTGAATCTGTGTAGAAAATGGATATGACCAGGATTTCTCCATTTGAATCTGTCTGAGCGTATATCTTGTACCCTTCCATCTCACTATAGGTCTTATGTATTAATTTGAATTTCGTTGGTAAATTATTGACCATTATAGGGATTTCGGAAGGTACGGCAGACCATATCGTTACGATTTGACAACTTGCATTAAGTTGTTTTCCGCGCTCAATATTTTCTGAATCAATATAATTTTCGATTTCAAATAAGGATTCAAGCAACTGAACTGCATCTATTTGCTGTTGATTAGATGTATCAAATGTATAATTTCGAGTAACGGGAGCTGCAAACATGGCCTGGGCAATACGAGCAACTGCAAGTTTCTGCAATCCAAATGAAGTGCGTTTGAAATCATCCATGTTGTTTTCATTCAACTTAGCTGGATAATCAATTGTACTTTGAATAGAGTGTTGCATCGGGTCATATTCCTTTTCCAAATCAGACCATTTTGGAAGCGTAAAACTTGACACCTGCAAATCTGCCAATGCCTGTTCGGGATTTTTAGCAAGTATTTCTTGCAGTTTCTCTATTGTCATGATTGTTTATTTTTTTCTGGTTAATTTCTTTACAGGAATTTCGATTTCAAGTTCATTTTCTTCATCCTGTTTTTGAATTTCCGGGGCTTGAATTTCTGCATGTTTTTTCGCTGCATTCTTTGCTCCTTGTTTGATAGCACGGGAATCAATTGATTTAAGTTCTTCTTCTGCAATCTTCTGCCCTGGTAGTTCAACTAATGTATAGAAAGTCTTTTTTGATTTGAAGTTTTTCTGAGAAACTTCAATTGTGTATTCGTCCTCATTGTAAAGAACCTTATCACCTTCTTTAAATTGTGTTGCCATTTTCTTGAAATTTAAGTTTATAAATAAAATGTAAAATTAATAAAATTTTCTTAAACGTATTTTAAGGCTTTTTTGTAAATCTCATTCATCAGGTCTGGATTGGTTATCAGGAAAAACATGCGCATTTTGAACACATCCAACCAGTCCGGTGAACGTCCAATGTTTTCCTTTATTTTCTCTTTTGGCATTATACGGAGCTTATTATCAGTATCTGATTGCCATGTTTTCAATTGTGCCAGTTCTTCTTCTATTCGTGTCCGGGTTTCTTCATCAATCCAAGCCTCAAACCAGATTTGTTCAATCATTTCAGCCAGTTTGTACCCACATTCATCATTCATATGATAATAAGCCTTATCAATAGCAGAAGAACCAAAATTAAAGCCTATAATCCTGCAATTATCAACTACACCCCCACCAACACCCCCTTCATCTGCCAGACATCTTGATGTTGGTATATTATGTTTGCTTCTCATTGCATTGATACAATTCTGTATTTGAACGGTGCTTGATATTGCAAAAGAATGAAATTCTATTATGGCCAACCCATCCCAGACACTAATAATAGCCGTATCTGAGCCGTACCGGGCAATATCTGCAATTATGTATTTTGTTCCGGTTTTTCTGATATGATTATTGTTCCATATATTTGCAATTTTCTCGTAAGAAATCATTGATGTAGGGTCATCATCGTAGTCAAAATTGCCTAATATCTGTTTATTGTATTCATTCAAAGACATTGTCCCTTCTGCGCGGTCTTTTTGTTTCTGTTTAATCCATTCTTTTGCCTCACGTCCTGGATTATCAGTTGGAAGTGATTGTACAAATTTTCGAGTGTTCAGTTCTTTTTTTTGTGAAAATGGTATCCAGTACCGGGAACGGGTATGATTAGGACTTGGGTTAAATGATTCAAATACTTTGCCTTTAATCCCGTACTCTGAACTTGTATAATGACTACCAACACGCTCACCAATCTTTTCTATTATCTTAATAGGGACATGTTCTGATTGGTCAATATATGCTTTAACTATTTCCAAAGAACCATATTCAGTTGCTTCACGGTCGGATGGTTTTAGTTCCAAATTCTTTGCTATTATCATGCTTTCTGATTCAAAAAAAGTCAATTCATGTCTGTTATCATGATAATTATAATCTTTTTTGTCCACAAAACCGAAATTGTTTAACATCCTAAGCAATGTTTGCCATGTCGTTTCCCAAAGAATAGTTAGATTTCTACGGCCAATCAAATTAACACATTTTGGATAAGCATAAGCACTAAGGATTGAATCTATGGCTATTAATGCTGATTTTCCACCCCTAGCAGACCCTCCAAAACCTACATATGTTGTAATGTCATCATTTAGTAATTCCAGGGCTTGTATTTGTTTCTTATGAAATCGAAATGGTAATCCAGTAATCTTATCCTGAAAGCAGATTAAATCATACATTCCTCTTTTGTAGAGCTCAACGGATAGATAGAAATCGTCTGTCATTCCCCTTTTATTTTTGAATTTATTTTTGCATACATTCGTATTTCTTCATCTGTAAGATTTGCAAGATTTACAGGTATATTTTCAACTTTAGCTGTGACGTCTATCTTCTTAGCTTCATTATACCCCATAAGCTTATTAATAGCTTCCAGAGCAGCAATTTTATTATGTAACTTGATTTTGATATACTTTGTTTCAACGACTTCTTTATTTACGATATTTTGCTCCACCTTTGTTTCGATTGTTTCTATAGCTGCTTTCTGTTCAGAGGTAAGACTATCAAAGTCTTTTAATGATATCCAGGTATTATGTAGGTCAGCTATATTGGAATAAGCTATCTTAGAAAATTCAGCAATTTGCCTTGATTTGGAAACGTTACAGAGCATCTCAATATCTTCTTTGATATAATCTATATACTGTATTATTTCAAGTTTCTTTAGGTTTTCA